AACTTCCCGTTCGCCTGCCGCTCGACGTGCTTGCCGGCTTCCACTCGGTAGTAGTCCACGTTTCATTCCTCTGGGTGTTGGGGTCACGCGGGAGGGCGAGGGCTTCGCCCTCCCGACTTCGGACGGTTATCAGGCCACCGAGCCGTGAACGATCCCCACGTTCTCGTAGTAGTCGTACCGGGGCTGCGGGACCATGATCGCCATGATCTTGAAGTTGATCTCCATCCCGCCCTCCGACGGCCACTGGAGGGTCGTCAGGTCCATGCCGATGACTTCCCGGATCGTCCGGTCCTTCATCTCGACCAGGATCATCTGGTAGTCGGTCAGGAAGTCGAGGACCACCACGTCCTGGATCTTGTTGATCTTCTTCAGGCGGTCCCGCAACGTCATGTTCGGGTACGCGGCCGAGAAGTCGCCGTCCAGGTACTGCTCCCACTCGAACGAGCAGAGCAGCACCCACGGCCCCATGTGGAAGTCGTTCATCGACGCCTGCTTCATGGCCTGAACGTCGAGGAGCGTCTGGGCCGGCGTCCAACTGCCGCCCGTGGGGTTGGCGATGGTGTAGGTGAGCCGCTGCGGGAGGTTCGTCAGGCCGTACACGACGCCGCCGCCGTAGGTGTACGTCCCGTAAGTCCCGAGCGCCAGCCGCTCGATCAGTTCCGCCACGCGGATGGCCGAGTCCTTCGCCATCGTCAGATCGAGCGGGGTGTTGTTGTTGCGGGACTGCATGATTTCCCGAATCGGGAAACTGAAGTCCTCGTGCGCGATCGGCAGCGGCAGCGACCGGAGGTCGTACAGCGGCCGGTCGTTCTTGACCCGCTTCAGACCGTCCATGCTCAGTCCGGCCACCCCGGGCGCGGTCTGGGCTTGGTACTGGAGGACGGTGCGGCCCATCCCGTTGGGGATCGAGTACTCCAGACCGCGACTCCGGAGCATGTTCACGAAGCCCAGTTCCGGGCGGGCGGCTTCGAGGACTGCTTGGTCGAGTTGGATCCACTCGCGGACGCGGAGTGTGCTGATCCCCAAGTCCGAGGCGTAGGCGTTGGCGACCGGGTGGTTGAAGACCGGCGGACCGTCCTTGATCCGCGTGACCGGCTTGACCGAGCCGTCCGGCTGCGTCTCGTTCAGGGTCAGGTAGGTATACGGATCCCGGGGGTCGTCGCTGGCGAACGGCCGCAGCGCCCCCGGGTCCATGTTGAACTGCATCAGCTTGCCGGCAACGTCCGGAGCGCTGCTGCCGGAGCCGTACATGAAGTCAACGGGCATGAAGAGAACTCCTGCGGGGTTTTGTGTGGGTCAGGATCAGAACACGAGGATGTCAACGAACTCGTATCCGGACCCGGACACGTTGTTCACGGCGGTCTGGGCCATCCCGAGCGGCTTGTCCTTGGTCGCCCGCGTCCGCTCGATGGAGAGGACGTTCATCTGGACTTGGTTGCCAGTGTTCGCCACGGACCACGTCGCGGTCACGTCCACCACGATGGCCGCGTTGGTGTTCGCCGCCGTCGGGGTCAGGTTGAAAATCTTGTCCGTCGCGGTCCCGGCCGCACCGATGGAAGTGGTCCCGGCCGCGACCACCACTCCGGAATCGCCGACGGCCCGGACGACCACCTTGGCCTGGATCAGGAACTCCGCGTCGTTCGCCACGTCCGTGGCCCCGGTCGCCGCGACGGTCGTGGAGCCGAACTTCAGGATCACGTTGAGCGTGTCCGTGGAGTTCGTGGACGGGCAGACGCCCATCGCCGTGATCGTCAGGATGTCCCCCACGGCGAGCGAGGCGGCTGGGATGGAGTACGTCTGGCCGAAGGAGGTCGCGACCGCCGTGTTGGTGACGGTGTTGCTGTTGCTCGTGCTGACGTACAGGTTGTCGTAGGCCAGCCCGGTGGCCGGCTTCCAACTGCCGTCGCCGGCACTGGTGAGCATGGTCCCGATGCTCGTCGCCACGCCCACGGGAATGGGACCTTGGACGACGTGGCCGGGTTCGGCCACCAGGAAGCGGACGACGTTGTTCACGCTGTACTGGTCGTTGATCGTGTAGCCTTGGAGGGCGTCCTCCACGGCCACCAGCACGGGCACGTCGCCGCCCACGCTCGTCTGGACGGTGACTTTTCCGGCCGAGTCGAACATGATGAGCATTCCGGGGTACGGCGCACCGGACGCGGCGCACACGGCCTCGTCGTAGTGGGCCGTCCCGTAGCTGCCCCGCCGCAGGATGGTCTGCGGCTCGGGGTTCAGGTAGGTGTTCAGGTTCGTCGCGTAGGACATCTCCTACTCCTCTGTTCCGGGGTTCCTCGGGTCGTGACTCACGCCTTGACGGGCTTGGTACTCGCGGGCAGGCTCAGGGTCGGGAGGGAAGCGGCCGGGGCCGCGGGGTTTCCGGCAGCCGCCGGGGTCGCGGCCGGGGGGACGGCACCGCCGGCACCCGCCCAGTTCGCCACCGGGATCGACGGCACCGGGAAGTGCGGGGCGGTCGGCTGCTCCTTCGGCCCGACGAACTTGGCGATCCGACGCAGGTCCTTGAGGCCCATCGTCCGGAGTTCCTCGTCCGTGTAGTCCTGGCGGGCGTTCGCCACGACCACGGCGGTCAGGCGGGAGCGTTCCGCCCGGGCGCTGGCGATGCCCTCGGCCACCATCTCCCGGGTGTCCGGGTCGGCGGCTTCCAGCAGTTCGTTGAAGGTCGGGATCTTGACCGGGGTCGCGTTGGCGACCGGGGCGGGGGCGGCGGGGAGCGGGTTGGCCGCCCCGGTGAGTTCCGCGAACGCGGCCGGGCCGCCCGGGAGACTCTTCAGCCACTCCGGGGTCTTCTTCGCCAGCCAGTCACGGTCCGCCTCGTCCAACTGTCCGCCGGAGTTGGCGATCAGCTTGGTGATGAGCGCGTTCTTGTCCATCGTCGTCTCCTCGGGGAAGTTCCCCGCGTAAAGGGAGTTGCCCACGAACTTGCCATCCGTGGTCCGGTACTCGGTGATCCTGTCCACCCGGATTGGGTCGCCGGCCAGGGTCACCTGGTCCGAATCGCCCTTTCGCTTGTCCAGCTTGTAGTCCTGCTTGAACAGCTTCCTCTCGCCCGCGTCGTCCCGCTTGCTGTAGACCACGAAACTCGGGTACACGTCCTCCACGAAGGCGTTGTACTTGCCGAGGCGGTTGTCCAGGGTCGCGGAAATCTTCGAGAACAGTCTCCCGAAGGACATGGCGTTCGCGGTGGGGGTCTTCTTCTTGGCACAGGAGGGGCAGTACATCTCCTCGCCGCAGTCGGAACAGCAGCCGGCCTTCGCGTTCTGGAGCAGTCCCGCACCGTCCGCGACCGAGCAAGCGCCCTTGCCGGTGGGGAGGATGGCGAGGTGGTCCGGGACGTAGTTCCTGGCGATGGCCTTGTACTTCTTTCCCGCGTCCTCGCCCTCCGTGACCTCGTTCTCGGTGTACAGGCCGGTGGACACCTCCACCGGCTCGCCCTTGTCCAACTTCGTCATCACCTCCGGCATGTACTGCTTGCCCAATTCCTCGTTGATCCACACGTCCGCCGTCCACCGAGCCTTTCCGTTTTTGACGCCGTACTTGGCGTTCAGGACGACGCCGACCTTCTGGGTGTTCAGGACAGTCGGGTCGGCAGCGGTGGTCGGCTTCCCGTTCTTCTCCGGGTGGTAGACCACCGCCGGCTTGTTGTTCCAGGCTTCCATTCCCTTCTTCATTTCCGACGGCGGGTAGTACAGCGCCCCCTGCGACCCGGGGACGACGCCGGACACCATCATGACCGTCGGGACGACGACGTGGGTCTTGCCCTCCAGAACGTCCCGGCGGACGGCCCCGGCCTTGGTGTTCGCTGTCAGGTACAGGAGTTCCACAGTTTCCACCTCACTCGGGTTGTTCGCCGTCCATCGGGGCCGTCTCGTCCTGCGACACGTTTTCCACAATCCCGGCGAAGGCGAGTTCCTCTGCGGTGAGCGGCGGGACGTTCTGGAGGGCGGCGTGGGCCTTGCACGCCGCCACGAGTTCCGGAACTCGCTTGAGGGCCGCCCGCTTCGCCATCCCGAGTTTGATCCGTTGTCCGATCTGCCACGCCTTGAGTTTCTTTTCCGCGTCGTCGAAGAACCTCTCGAACTCCGCTCTCGCGTCGGCCTCGTTGAACTCCGGCCGGTTCTTGACGAGGTTGTCCAGAATCTTCTTGAGGATCTCACTCAGGAAGGGTTTCAGGAACTCCCACAGGACGGTGAACACCGTTAGCCAGGACATGGTGTGAATCCTCTTTGTTGGTAGTGAGGACAACTTCCGACCACGAAACTTCCCCTCTCCCGTGGTCAACCCCGTGGTCGGGAGTGTTTACTCAGTTGACCGGCACTTGGACCCACTCGCACTTGGTCCCGGTGCAACGATACTCCATTCGGTACTGCTGAGTCTTGACCGGCGGGACGTTGGCGACCGGGGAATTCACCTTGGGCAGTTCGACCAGTCCCCACGGGTAGACTTTCCCGTCACTCCCGATCCGGTTGGCTTGGTACACGAACCCGGGCGGGGCGGGGGCGTAGCCGGGGGGCGTGAAACCAGACACCCCGCCAATCGCGCCAGAATCGCTTGTACGGGCCGAACGCCGTTCGGGTGGGGTTTCTACCGCCCCGGGTGCCGTTCGGGGCGTGGGCGCAATCGTGGGCGATTTCTTGACCGGCGGGGCGTTCAACGGCAGGCCGGGAGCCGCTTGAACCAAGGAAACACCGTTCCCAAGCGGGAAGCACCGGGCGGCACAGTTGTCGCACTTGCACGGTCCGGGGTTCGGGTTCAGCGGGAACGACTTCTCGCAGATGCACGCGCCCGAGTTGTTCCCCTTCGCGCACGGCGGGTGTACCCCGGACGCGAACGACTCAGACAGCAGGACGATTGCCAACGAGGTGATCGTAATCCGCATTGTCTTTTTCTCCTATGTGGTGTGGGAAATCAGGCGGCGGACGCGGTGACGGTCTGGATGGCACTGGCGGCGTCGGGGACAGCCCTGTTGCCTCGGAGGGTGCCGAAACCCCTCTCGCCCCACTCGTCGCCCCAAGAGTTCCAGAAGTCAATGCCGAAACTGCCGGGTTCCACCTCGACCGGGTCCACAGCCAGGACGGAGTGTCCCCACCAGTTCAGGTCGATGACGACCGGATTGTTCATCAGGAGCAGAGTCATCACCATCTCGAACGTCATCTTCCGGTCCCAGACCGGAAGGGCAACGTCCATCCAATTCTCGGTGACCTTGTGGAGTCCGGCGTTCTCCCAACACGCCTTGGTCCCGTTCGACAGGTGGGCGTTCCCTTGGGGCCAGTATTTCTGGTCCGGGACGCCCCTCTCCATCATGAACTCCAGACCCTGAGCGCCCCACCCCCCTTGGTTCCTGCCCTGCTTGATGGTGGCGCACACGGCGAAGGCGGACAGAGGAATGTACGGCTGGCCGTCCCTCGCACGCACGAGAATGTGTCCGTGCGTCCCGCTGTGCCCCCAACAGTACCCGTAGCTCCCTTGGTTGAGGGACGGGATCGACTTGCCCTTGTTGCCACGGTCCCGAATGAGTCTCAGCGTCCGCTTCTGCTCGATCCGCTCCTTGATCCGAGCGGACCATTCGGACTGAGGAATGATTTTGGTCGGGACGGCCGCCATCCGAGGGGGCGACGCCTTCCAGTCGCGTTCGACGCACCCCCGGGGGCGGGAGAACAGATCGTCCGTATCCTTGTAGTCGTCGTCGATGATGACCGGCTTACTCACCTGCCGCCCCCCTTCACTGGAAGGTATTTGATCGCCAGTGCGATTGTCTTCTCGGTGTCTTCCGGCAACGGACCCTCGTACCCGGTCTTCCCGTTACTGATGACGATCCAAGGAATAGATTTCCGTTCGCGGGCCATCGCCTTCTTCCAGATCGGGTCGTGGACAACAGTATCCTTGTCGAAGATTCGACGTTCCGGCTCGCCGTCAGCCTTGACGCAGTTCTCGTCCAAAAAATCTCGGAACTTCTGACCGTCCAAGATCGTCTGCTGCGCCTGCGGCAGTTCGTGGAAGGTGTCCCGCTCGTACACGATCAACACCCGGAATCCGTCTTCCGGAATGGGGGGTGGGGTAATCGGATCCGGCTTGGGGTCTGGTTTCGGATCCGGCTTGGGGTCCGGTGGCGGTTTCACGTCCGGAGTGAAGTCCACGTCCACCGTGTCGGACAGAATGTCCTTCTCGGACTTGAGGCCGAGCGGGATCACGTCGAGCGTGACCCGCCCCCTCCCTACGGCCTCGGCGACGTACACGAACGGACCTTCGTAGGTCCGCCCCTCGGCCTTTCCACTCCCGTCGGCGAATTTCCCATAGACGAAAATCGGACCCTTCATGGCGGTGAACGCCAGCACGCCGGCCGGGTGCGTCCGGATTACACTTTCCGCCTTCTGGTTGACGACGTACATCGTCCCGACGGACATTTTCAGCGGGGCGGTCGGATCGACCGGCGTCGCCGGCTTGACTTCCTGTTTCGGCCGGGTCGGGAGGACCGGCCACGGCGGGGCGGCACCGACCAGAGTCGCCGACAATAGGAACAACAGGACTGCGATCTTCCTCATGGTGGTTTTTCCTCATTTCGTTGGGTGGTCGTGGTCCCACTGCGCCTGATGCCCCTTCTGCTCGGTGGAAATGGAGCCGACTTTCCTCTTCAGGTCGTCGATCTCCGATTGCTGCCGATTGCAGGTGGCCCGGAGTTCGGAACACACCTGCTCGCTCTTGGCGTGGTTGGTGTGGCAAGTTTCCAACTCGGCTTTAATCTGGTTGGTGGCGAAGACGGCCGAGTCCGCAATCTTCTTCGACTCCCGAACGTCTATCTCCAGTTCCTTGACTTTGGTATCGGCCTTCAACTGGTCCCGCTTCATCAGCCACGCCAGAATCCCGTCCGCCACGTTCTTCAGCATCGTCACGGTCGCCAGTCCGACGACGACCCAAGTCGCGTTCTGGGCTGCTGTCGCATCCATAATCACCTCGTTGGGTACTCCGTTGGGGTGGTTACTTCTTGGTCTTCACGTTCCTCGGTCGGCCGTTCTTGGCCTTGTTCGCACTCCCTTTTTTGGCACCGCCGGACGGACCCTTGACCGCCGCCTCGGGCTTGTCCCAAGCCTTCTCCGTGAACAGCTTCCCGTTCTTCTTGATGTCCGAGATCAGGAAGTCCGCGGCCATCGGCGTCATGCCCATGACCAAGATGAAGAATTCGCGGAGCGGGAGGGCGGTTTCACACTTCCCACTGACGTACTGGAACAGTGCCTGCGACTTCTTCAGGCTGATGTCCGCCTTCTGCTCGTCGCTCACCGCCGCCAGGTCGTTCCAGTTGACGAAGAACTTCTTGGGCTTCGGGAGGACGCCGCAGGCGACGAGCCGCTGGACGAACGGGGCGATGACGCACGGGTTCAGGTAGTCCTGCTGCCGCCTCTTGAGCCGCCGATTCCACGTCTCCGCGTCCTGCTGCGAGGCCAGGTGACCGGACTCGCTGCCCTGGAAGATTCTCAGCGGGACGGCGAGGCTCGTGCAGACGGCCCGGAGTTGCTCCTCGACGTGGTGGGTCGGAGGACTCACCTGCGGGGCCATGCTCCGGACTTTCATGCCGGTGACGGCGATGTACCGCTGGAGGCCGTTCTGCATGGCCTCCATCTGGTCCTTGATGCTCGCGTCGTCCATCTCCACGTCGGTGCCGAGTTCCGGCGGCGTCTCGAACGCCCACCCGGGCATGGACCCCCGCCAGAACATTTCCCCACTGCCGCCGAGGATCTTGCGGAGGTCGAACAGACGGTTCAGCACGGACTGCATTCGCGGAACGCCGAACACCTCGCTGCTCATCCGGTTGTCGGCAAGGTGGACGAGTCGCGTCCAGTGGACCAACTTGCTGGTGTAGTCTTGGAGACTCGGCTGGACGCTCGCAGCCAGGAGCAGAGGGTCCGTAAACTTGATGGTGTAGTAGTTCGGCTGTCCGTACCGGGGGCAGTGGGGATCCGTCTCGTAGGAGTGGATCATCACCAGCGTTTGGTCGAACGTCCTCATGTACAGGAGCTTATGCTCCTTCTTGTAGTTGGGGAGTTTTTCCCCGGTCTTCATGTCGATGCCTGGGACGGGGTCGCTCAGGTCGCCCCCGTCGTCGATGCCCAACAGCAGGACGCCGAACGCCCCGATGCCGGACAACCCGTCCGCTCGGTGGAGGTAGTGCCACGGGTTGAGTCCCGGGGTGTCCAGAAGTTGCTGCCAAGCCGCCTCGAACGGCGTCGTGTTGGTGGACTCGTCCTCGTACAGTTCGGGGTGGACGCTCCAGCACTCGTCCGGGTAGACGTTCACGACCCGGGTGGCGATCCCCTCCCGGTCGTACCACTGGCGGTACATGAACACTGTTGGGATGTACGGGTATCCGCACTCGGCGTTAATGTCCTTCCTGGGGTCGTCCATCAGCCGCCACATATACTCCGACCGGGCCATCAAGGACTGCCGGTAATCGGAGTAGTTCGCCGTCAGCGCCCGCATGACCTCCGTCTTGAGGGTCCGGACTTCAGAAGGGGCGACGGCGAGGGTTTTGTTTGCCATGTCCGCCTCGTCAAATGTTCCGTGCGGCGAGAGTCAAAACGGCGGCCGGCGACTGTGTCGTTCCAGAAGTAATCTTCAGGAATCGAACGCCGAGGAATTTGGTGTAGTCCACCACTTCGTACTTGGCCGCCGCGACCGTGATCTGGTATGCCGTCCCGTTGACGTTCACGTCCACGTAAGTGGCGTCGTCCAGACTGGTTTGGAAGGTCAATGCCGTCCCGTCGAACCCGGTCGGGACGTGAATCCCGACCAGACACAGTCCGGAAAGATCCACCGAAGTGGATTGATTAGTGTTGTTGGCGATGGTCACTGCGAGAGTCGGCATGGTCACCTCCGAGGGGAGATCCGGCCCGGCCCGGGGCGGGGTAAGGAAAACCCCCGCCCCGACTTGCGAGGGGGGTCACCACTCCCCCCTACCGGGGCGGATCTCCCCCGCCTCAGCCGGCGGGGGCCGGCTCTGGTTCGGTCTTTTCGGACTTCTCGGCCGGCAGAAGGAGTTCGGTCGGGCGGTCGCCCTGTTCCGTCTTCCAAGTGCCCCACGCCGACTCGTTGTGGAACTCCGGCCGCTCGTGGTACAGCGGCGTCTTCCTCGTGGCGAAAATCTTTCCTCCGAACCGCCTCACCTGGCGACTGAAGTCCCAGTCCTCGGGGTTGGTCCGGGCCAAGAACCTGCCGTCCGGGAGTTTCAGAATCTGATCCTGCTGGCGGAACAGAAGGTGTTCCGCCCACGGCCGGTCCAAGCGGATCACCCACAGGCCGGTGTTGACCAGCAGGTTCGGTTCCGTGAACGTCTCCGGCCGGTCGAAAATCTCTTTCATCGTCAGGCGTGTCGGACTGTACTCGTCCCCGGTGTCCAGTGCGGTGGAAGTCAGTCCGCGGTCGTCCTTGATCGGGACCACGGCCGATATCAGATCCGCGTCGTTCGCCTCCATCTCCTGCACCAGCACGTCCGCCCACCCGGGCTTGGCGGCGATGTCGCTGTGGATCATGGCGAAGTGGGTCAGTCCGAATTTCTTCCTCAGAGTCAGGCACCCGGACCACGCCTTGTTGAACCCGTGGGTCAACAAGGACGAGTCCACCAGCGTCCGCACGATCTGCTTGAAAAAGTCCGGCGTCTGGCTCGGCAGGTGGTGGGCGACGGCGGCGTCGTACACTTCCACTTGCCGGCCGCGCTTGCACATGGCGACGAACAGGTTCCTGGACATTCGACTCTCCTTCTGGTGGTGGTTAATCAGGAAGCGTCAGGCTCACCCGCCGATCACTTCCAAATCCTCCTGGAGCTGGAACGCTCCGGAGGTTATCACGATCCGGACGACGTAGATCGTCCCCTTCGTCACGGTCGCGGTCTGGGCGGCGGTGATCGTACCCCGGTAGTTGCCGTTGGAGTTCGTGACGTAAGGCATGGACCCGGTCCCGAGACTCGACCAGTCCTCCTTCAACAGCAAGTCGTATGTGCAGACCCCGTCGTTGACGTAGGCGTCGTCCACGTCCACCACTTCGGAGAGCGTCACCGCCTGCGAGGTGTTGGGCTTGAGGGTCGTGCAGTCGTCCGGGCAGCAGGACATAGACCCTCCTTCAGCCGACGGTGATCGTCCCCGTCAGGCGGGGGGACAGCGTGAGGGTTCCGGACAGGTGCGGCGTCGCCGCCAGCGTCCCCCGCAGTCTGGGGATCAAAGACACGCCGGACGACGTGAACGGCAAATCACTCCCGCCGCCGACCGCGACTACCGCGTCCGTCGTGAACGGGTTGTCCCCGGCCGTTCGGAAACCCGAGAACAATCGGACGGCGTCGTCGCTGGTGAACGGACTGTCGCCCGCCGAGACTACTACGGAGATCGTCTGGACCGCCGCGTCGGACGTACTAGCGGAGTCGCCGACCGTTCTAGTTGTGCTTACCGCCCTGGCGACCGAGTCCGCGGTGGACGGGGCGTCCCCGGCAGTCCGGATCTCGGACAGTGTTCGCACCGCCACGTCGGCCGTACTCGGACCGTCCGAAACCGTGTAGAACGTGACCAAGGATCGGGACAGGGAATCCGACGTACTCGGACTGTCGGACGCGGTGACCACCGCCCCGGCCACCGCCGTAGCCTCGTCGCTCGTTGACGGAGCGTCGCCGGCCGTCCTGACGGCGGCCAGCACTCTGGTGACCGCGTCCGTGGTCGATGGCGTATCGGAGGTCGTTCTGACTTCCGAAAGTATCTGGACTGCCGCGTCACTCGTGGAAGGACCGTCCGAGACAGTTCGGAACGCCGTAACCAGCCGGGTCGCGTCGTCCGACGTACTCGGACTGTCACTCGCGGTTCGAGGCTCCGACAGAAGACGTTCGACAGAATCCGTTGTCGAGGGCGCGTCGGATGTAGTACGGGATTGAATCGTCGTCTGGACTACCGCATCGCTCGTCGAAGGAGTGTCCGAAACACTCCTGACGCTCACGACTACGCGGTCGGCCGAGTCCGTGGTCGAAGGACTGTCCGCAAGACTCCTAGGCTGCGAGACGATTCCCGTGACCGCGTCGGACGTACTGGGTGAATCCCCTGCCGTTCGGCCCTCGGCCGCGATTCTGGTTACCGCATCACTGGTGGACGGCGAATCCGACGCCGTCCTCGGTTCGGAGAGAACTCGGACGACCGCGTCGGAAGTTTGTGGGACGTCCGCTACTGTTCGCGACTCCGCGATAACCCTGGCGACGGCGTCGGACGTGGACGGCGTGTCGGATGACGTCCGCCCTTCCAGGACAACCCGGACAACAGCGTCGGTTGTGGAAGGACTGTCGGAAGTCGTCCGGTTGAGGGACGATCCACCCGAAGCGAGTTGTTCGTCACCCGCGATCGGAGCGCCGGCGATAGTCTCCCCGCCGATGCTCACGGGTCACCTCGTTACCAAGTCACGACCACGCAGATTCCGTCCGCCCCGTTGCCGCCCGCGCCACTGTCGCCGACCGAATCCACACCGGCTCCTCCCCCGCCGCCGCCGCCGCCGTAGAGTCCGCCGTTACCGCCGGCCCCTGCCGCTGCTCCAGTGTTCGACGCGCCGCCTCCGCCACCCGCACCACCCGCAGGGATGTTTGCGGTCACACTCCCGCCGACGCCGCCGGCCTGCCCAGCGCCGACCGTCCCGGCAGCACCCGCCCCGGCGTTATCCGCACCCGTAGGTCTTGCTCCGCCAGCCCCGCCAGCAGTCGCGCCATTACCCACCGGGATTCCACCACCACTACCGCCACCACTCGCTGCCAGTCCGCTATAAAATCCTCCCGTAATACCGGCTTGATAGCCGGCTTGTCCGAGGTTGTTACTGCCGAGAAAACCGGCCCCACCCGGTTCCTGCCCTGGCCCACCCACGCCGCCCATACTGGACGTGCCGCCCCCCCCACCACCACCCCGGAGCAGTGAGCCAAAGGTGGTATCTGTTCCGGACTGACCGGCGATGCCATTAGTGCTATTCGTCGTCTGGGACTGCCCGCCCGTGGTGCCACCAGCCCCGATAGTGACGGTGACGGTGGCGGCCAAATCGGAAGCCCGGAACGTGGCAACCGAGCGACCACCTCCGCCACCACCACTCCCTCCGGAACGACTACTGCTCACCGCCCCCTTACGACCGCTACTTCCTTGTCCGCCGCCGCCGACACAAGCGGCCTGCACCAGCCTCGCCCACAGGGGCTTCGTCCACGTCCCCGACGACGTGAACACCTGCACGTCCGGGTACGCTGTGCCCTGCCCGGGGTCCACGACAGCCACCCGCCGCGTACCAGCCGACCAACTGACCGCCGCTCCCGCGTTGCTACTGGCGAGAATCTGGGTCCGGGCGAGTGTGGTGCCGGACGCCGTGTAGGTGCCGACGCCCACTTCCCATCCGCCGCTGGCGTTGCCGCTGCCGTCCACTTCATAGGCGCAGTAGACAGCGGTGTCCCCGTCCCCGACGGCACTGAATGCCTGGTATCCGGTCACCGCGCCCGCGAGGGTGTAGGTGCCGGTCCCGGTCGTCGTGCTAGTCTCCATCACCCGGTACTTGGGGTCGAAGCCCATCAGTCAGCCTCCCCCGCGTCGATGGCGGCGGTGATCGCGTTCTTGGCCTGCTGGGGCGTGCGGTCTGGGGTGTCCGGCAGTGTCGCCACCCGCGTCTTGAGGTTCGCCAGCGTGGACGCGGCGGCTGTTTCCACCTTGAACTGTGCGACCCACTGCCGCAGGATGTTAACTTCGTCCAGCAAGACCTTGACCAGCGCCCGCAGCACCTTGCTCTCGGACGCCCCGAACTGCGACTTGGCCGCGTCCCGCTGGCGGACGTTGAGCCAGACCGCGTGGGCGGCATCGGACCAGTCGAACGCGGCGAGGACGGTGTCGCAGGTGTCGAGTTGGAGTTGGGTGACGCCCGGCATGAACGTCAGGTCGGAGCGGACGAGGCCGGGGCCGACGGCCGCCGGGCAGCGGTCCACCGGCACGCCGGCCGAGGCGAGTGTGAGTAGGAGGCGATCTCGCACGGATTACCCCTCACTTGGTGGCGTGGACTTCGACGGTCTTACCTTCCTCGACGGACTTGTCGCACTTCCCCTCGTGCCGGCAGACGCGCCCGGCGGTGAGGCCCAGTTCGGCCAGTCTTTCCGGAGTGCAGTCGGCCAGCACCTCCCAGTTGTCCGGGTCGGGGGACTTCTGGCCGGTGCGGGGGTGGAACTTCACGCCGCCGTTGCAGACGCGACAGGCGAGAGGAAGATTCCTCTCGCCTGCGTGGTCCGCCCCCTCCAAGTACCCGCAGAACTTGCAGCGGAATGCCTTCTCGGTGGACATGGTTTCCTCAGTGGATGTTACCCTTCGCGTTCCAGATCAACTCGCCGACGAACTCGTCCCGGTTGATCGGAAGCGAAAGGTTCCAGGTAGGCTCCGTCTCGTCGAGCCACTTCAAGGAGTCCTCGATCAACTTCCGCCACTCCTCGCCGTAGTGCTTGACGAGCGGTTCGGGATCCGTCTTCATTGGATCAGCCAGACAAAGTCAATGTCCAAGTCAATGTAAGAGTGTCCCCGTTCGCCACGGTCGCGTCCGCGTTGAGGACCGTCTCGTAGATCATCGGGTCCGCACCGGCGGACGTGAGGCAGGTGAACAGTCCGGCCTTGTGGACGGCGGTCAGGGTGCCCGTGACGGAGAACGCCTTGGTCAGAGTGAGGGTGGAAGCCCCCATCGTGTGGGCGTAAGTCCCGAGCGCCCGGCCGCACCCCGCAGTCGTGATTTCCGAAGTCAGGGTGGTGTCGGCCGCGTTCGCGGCACCGGAGTTGGTCGTGAGGGCCACGAACCGGGCCGCGGCGATCCCGCCGGGGGCAATAATAAAGCCGGCCGTGCTGGACGGCGTGGTGCCGGTCGTGTCGCTGGCGTTCCACCACTGATCCACCGTGAGGACCGAGGTGGAATTGCTGACAATGTTCCCGTACACCGGGGCGGTGGTCAGGCCGGTGACCGGGACGTACACCCGCATCCCGGCGTTGCCGAGTTCCGGAGTCGCCAGGTTGCTGGCCGTCCACGTCGAACCCGTCCCCGTGAGGGTGGTCGCGGAGGTGGCGGTGGCCGGTCCGTTCTGGACCTTGATCGCCCCCCACGACTGCGCCCACCAGTCCCGGCCGATGTTGGTCAGCAGGTTGGTGGACACGCCGAGGTTTTCCCACGACCCGTCGGATCGCTGGACGTGGGCGTGGACGTGGTTCGGCCCGCACCGGACGTTCTTCCGGTCGAAGACGCTACCGGACTTCGGCCGGAGGCGGAAGAACGACAGCAGGGCGGACCCGTTGAACCGCTGGACTTCGGAGTGAACCTTCCCGTAGGCCCGGTTCACGAATTCGAGAATCTTGGCCACAGGAAGACTCCGTGGGTTGGGGTTACTTAACTTCGGGACGCTTGTCGAGTCCCTTCTCGGTCAGGATGGCCGCCAAGTCGTCCATGTGGAGGCAGTCGCACAGGCAGGCGTAGACGGTCGGTCCGCCGAGGAGCGGGATGATGTTCCCGTTGCAGTAGTGGTTGCCCGGCTTGGCGTCGAACAGGAGGCCGAACCCGGTGATCCGGAGTGGGCCGTAGGTGGACTCGTTCAGTTGGACGACTACGTCCCCGTTCTTGGCCTCGCGGCCGTTCCGGTAGTGCATGGAAAACTCCCTTTCAGGCGAAGGTGACGGCGGACGACACGGTGGTGGACCCGTCGGGGTGGATCACCACGACGTAGAAGCTCTTGGCGGTGGACTCGGTCATGGTGAACACGATGGTCCCGGTCGCGTTGGACAGGTACTTGCCGGACACGTTCGTGGTGTACTGCCACAGGCGGGTGCCCGTGCCGATCGTGATGCCACCGTCCGGTGCGACGGCGACCGTGTTGCCGTCGGGGTCGCTGGCGAGGAAGATGTCCACCGCCGCCTGCTCGCCGAGGGCCACCCCGCCGCTCAGTAGCTCGACCGTCACGGCGATGGCGTTGGTGTTTTCCGTCCCGATGGTGAACTCGGCCTTGGCCGGGAGGCACCCCTCGTAGGGGGACTTCCCGAGCGGGGCCTGGTACAGTGCGGTGTCCATGTTCTGGAACCTCCGGCGGGGGAAAGAGTCCAAAAACGAACGCACCGCGTCCCTTTCTCGCGTGGGACGCGGTGCGTGATTTTCAGCTTCCAGTGTCTCTCGCGGGGGGACTGTTGTCGAGTGGGGGGAGTTGGAAGGCTTTGGACTGACCTAGAAGTGCTTGGAGGTGGTGGGAGGAGAGTTTTTGTTAGAATATCCCAAAAATTGCGTATTTCCGCGTATAGGAGTCACGAAATGTGGAAAATCTGAAAAATTGGACGCTCCGGATGGGCCGTTACCCGATTTGGGAATTTGTTGAAATGCCGGTATGGGACCAAAATCTCTGTGTTTCCGTCCCGAGTTAGGTGGAAAACCCAAGAATTGTTTGTCCGCGCGTTGGGAAAACTGAAAAATTGTTTGTCCGTGTGCGAGTGTTGATCCCCGTGTACGCATGGGCACCAATTCCGTCGAACACCCGCCTGGTCGTACACATGCGAAGTCTTTCGAGGTTTAAATTTCACTAGCATAAAACTCTATGCTAGTCTGTTCTGACGCCGATACCATCGCCAGTCAACGCTACTATGGTAAAAATTGTACAGCGTATCACAATTTGTACAGCGAAGTGTGCAGAAACTGTTCTTTCGCAGTGTTTGCATTGCCACTACCCGCAACCGTGCCGTAGCTCGCCCAATGCCGTAGCTCGCCAGACATGCCACCATTCGCTCTAGGCGAGCGTATACGGGCCGAACGGCCGTTCTGAGGGTCAACACACAGGGTTTCGGCGTTCGTGCCCTGGGCGCAATCGTAGAGCGAATGGCGGGGTTCGACATATTCTGCGATACTGGGGTAAAGTTTTTTAGCCTTATGGCATGGGTAATGCTTTACCTTGTCACGTCTGCCCGCTCTTTGACAACGCGAGACTCGCACACGCGGCAAGCCGGCATATCGCCCCGCCCCGCAGTGTGCGAGTTGTGCAGACAAGAGGGTTTACACATGGCGAAGACGAACAAAACGAACGGCACCAAGGTTGAGACGAGCGCCAAGGCCGACATCAAGGCCAAGGCCGACGACACCGACGCGATCACCGCCGACATGTTCGATGTGAGCGTTGAGGGCGTCGGCGGGGGCGAGAAGTGGCGCGTCGCAATCGAGGCGAACGACTCTCACCCGACCGAAAGCGGCATTCAGTTCATGACGACGTTCAAGGGCGACTTTGACGGCGTTGGCAACGTGATTGACGCGGCGCTGGCCGACCTCTGCGAGTGAGACGGTGCCCGTTCACCAGCAAACCCCATTCGCCCGGTCACAGTGACCGGGCGACGTTACTCTCACAAAACTTTACTTGAGTCTACCATGAAGACGTTCACGAAGGCCAAGGCCAAGGCCAAGTCTGGCAAGGGCGGCAAGGCCAAGGTGATTGACGGGCGGGCAAACCCGGCGGCGCTTGACCCGGCGAAGCACGCGGCCTTTCTCGCCGCGTGCGGCATCGACAAGGCGAAGGCGTTGCCCCCCAAACTCGCGCAACAAATGTCTGCAACGGTCGTGCGCCAGCAGAACGGCAAAGGCGTTCGCATGGTACGCGAGAACGCGAACGGCTACCCGAAAACCCGCCTCATTCAGTGGGCGAGCGCGAACGGTTACGACCGGGCCGACGTGTGGCGCGCCATCGGCCGCATGTGCAAGATGATGGTGCCGAACGTGTTTGCAAAGGCGTGGCGCAAGGGCGAGACTGACGGCGCGCCCGACACCGACCCGCCCGCCGAAACGGTTGCCATGTTGAAGCGATTGGCGAAGTGAAGCAACGCACGCACCCCGCTTCGGCGGGGTGCCGTCATCTACTCACACACAACTTTACCCGAGTAACCCATGATGCCGGCCGACATGCTGCAGACTCTGATAGAGATGGTGAGAGCGACCGACGCGGGCGACGTGGCGAATTATCTCGCCCGCGCCATTCGCCACGTCGCGGGTGAAAACCCCGACTACCGGCGCGCCGACGGTTCGTTCGGCCGACACCCGGCCGCTTGCGTCAATTTGGCAATCGACATCGAACGCGCCGAGACTGATTACCGAGACTCGCTGGCGAAGTGATCGACAAGCCCGCCCGGTTTTCGGGCGGGCTTTGCTCATTTACACACACACAAAACTCTATCAGAGTAACCCATGAATACTAAACTGACCGATTCACAACGAGCTGACATACGCGCCGCCGCCGCCGCGTTGCTCGCGCTGGCCGACGCCACCGACGCCGACACCGACGCCAGCGGGCTATACGCCAGCGTCTGCGAGTACGGCGAGGTGTCGGTGTCGGTGTCGGTGTCTGTCGATGCTGTTACCGTCTACTTCGGCGTTTGACACACACAAAACTTTACCCGAGTAAACCAATGAAACCGATCACAGAGACGATGGCCGAAGCGCACGCGGTCGCACACTTCACCGGGCGGCCGGTGTACGTCGTATTCGTCTACTCGCCCTCTACCCGCACGCGGCTCGGGTGCGTCATTAAGACGCGCCCCGAGAGCGCCCGCGAGCTGGCCGACCGCTTGCGTGCGGTCGGGCTGCTCGTGACGACGTTGGTGGTTTGAAACCCGACCGGCCGCACACTTCACCCCGGGCGATCTCGCCCGGGGTTTTTTCGTTCTCATTTTTTCGCGCTCCCAGGTCGGCACCAAGGCGGCACCAGGCCACCTTCCAACCAGCTTTTTCCAATGAATTTTTTCCCACGCGGTCCCGTGCCCTCCCGCACGGCCTTTCTTGGATAATAACTCCCGCGTGCCGGCGCGGATAAATTCCCGCACAGGCTTGGATCTTTTTACGGGAGCTTGAATTGGGATAATATCGGGACAGCACTCCCGCGAAAACCGGCTTGGATCACTCCCGGGCGAGTTCTACAACAACTGGAGGGGTGGAGTGCTCCGGAGCATACGGGAGTGTGGATTAGGATGTGAAATGCTGGATGCTCTGGGAAACCTAAGGAATAACTGGGGGTTGGCCCGGGAACAACGGTCCTAGATGTAGTAATACTGCACGAAAGGGTGTAGATAGAGGCAGACACGGGAGTGTTTCTAGGATAAATATGGCGGGAATGGGATAGTTTATCTCCTACCCCAAACCCTACCTCTTTTCGAGTCCTCCCGCCCCCTCTGTTTCTCTTTTTCTTCGCGGGTTTGGGACTTCCCGGGAGTATATGGGAAAACAGGGAAAATGACTTTCCTGCAAAAACTTTCCCATTCCCGCTCTACATCATTCCCCCTTTTCTTCGCGGGGCGGGCAGGAATACAGTCCCAGTGGGAACTCCCGGTCGATCACTTCCTGACTCCGTTTCTGCAAGGACTCGTATTCGGATAGTTCTTCCGGAGTCAATCCGTACCGATTCTTCTTGTATATCAACTCGGCCCTCCGTTGAGTGAGTTGAACCCACTCCGGGCTGCCGATTTCTATTCTGGCTTCTGACACGGTAGTCGCCTCCCCCGTTTAAACCCGTTTTAAGCCCCTAGGAATGCTCTACAATCGACGAACGGGGTTGGGGGCGGGTAAAGTGCCACCCAGACCCCCGTTCCGGGCTGTAACGCACGCTAATGCGATTTAAACGATTGCCGGCTCGTCCGCATCTTCTTCCCGACTGTACGGGAGTTTGTGCAGGACGTTAGTCCCGTAACTCCGGAAGTAGAACGGCGGATTGAAGAACTTGACTCCTGTTATCAGCCTCCCGTCCAAATACCGTATTGGCGGCCCCACGGCGTACAGGACTTCTCCCGTTTCCGTATCGACGGCTATGGACAGTTCCTCGACCCCCTTCATGTCCTTGTCGTAGAGTCTCCCGTACCCGTACAGGGCGTGGCCGTCCTCGTAGCCTTCTGGGACAATTAGTGCCCAACTGATCTTCATTCGTTCCCCTCGTGTGCGAATATGGATGGACCTCGGACGGTGTCCGTCTGACCCCGCCTCTTCATCCCCCCGCACCGAGCTTTTCCTCTGATGAGTAGGGAAAACGCTCCTGATGCCGCGTCCACTTGGTCGTCGTGGGTGGCGAACGGGGCGAACCTCATCTCCTCCACGAACTCATTCCCCCAGTGACTGTCCTTGACGCACGTCCCGGGCATGAACACGTTCCCGCTGTTCACCATGCTGGCGAGCGGGTCCCACCTGGCCTCCTTGTTGCCCTTGCCGCTCACGGGATTCAATTTGACCCGGAACCCCGCCAGCGTCCTCGCCGTGTTCTCCGCACTCTCTTTTCCTGCACTGCCTGGTTCCTGCTCGATCCCGACCACCACCTTCTGCCCGTCCAGCTTGGCGGTGGTGAGGATCAGTTTCTCCCGGTTGTAGGCGTCCAATCGGACCCGCACCACGTCTAGGATCCAAATGCGTCCTGTGAAGTCGAGTCCTACCTTCACCCCCGCCGTCCAGTCGCCCTTGCCCATGCTCCCGGCCTTGTCCCAGTAGCGGACTATTCGCTTCATCTTGGGCGGGACGCCGAACTTGAGTTCCGTGGTCCTGAACATGCCCCCGCCGAGGGGCACGGGATCTTGCCCGTACTGTCCGGAGAAGAAATACTCCCCTCGCGTCCTCCAACCTTCTAGGACCATTCTCGGGAGTCGAACGGGGTCGAGCAGTCCGTCCTTGTAGTGCTGTGCCAGGAACTGAGGGTACACGCGGAAATCATCCGTGGCCGGGAGGCAGACGTGCCTCACGTCCTTCCGCTTGAGCATTCTCGCACTGGGATCGTCTTGGTGGAGTCTCTGCATCACGAGGATGATGGCGGTCACTTGGCCGTCGATCTTTCTCGTGGACAGCGAGCCGTCGATCCAGTTGTGCGTGTTCTGAAGGATCAGTTCGGACATTGCCTCCTGAGGGTTAATAGGATCGTCGATCACGATGAGGTGGAAGTGGCGGCCGATAGGACTGCCGCCGGAACCCACCGAGTACCGCATCCCGCCCTTGGTGTTCACGAAGTAGGACTTCGTGTCCATGTCGGTGCGGAGCTTGACTTCTGGGAAGTATTCCTGGTACTTCTCGGACTTGACCAGGTCGCGGCACTTGCGGGACAGTTCGAGGGCCAGGTCGTGGGCGAAGGAGGCTCCAAGAAAGCGGAACGACGGCATACGGGTCCAGCACCACGCCGGGAGCATGATACTGAACTCTGTGCTATTGTGGACCACAATACCATCCACAACAAAACTCGCATCCTCCGCGACAGTGAGGCATCGACACGGTTTCGGATTTCTTAGTTTTTTAATCTCCACGATCTCGTCGGGCCAATAGGAAGAATCGAACGTCCTACGAGCCGGACTGAAACTCTCCAGTTTTGTTTTCTTCCTCCCGGTAATAGGAATTTTCTCCAGAAACCGCGACGCCGTGTCTTGGTCGGAGGTCTCAACGACGTAGTAAACGTAGTTTTTCAATCCACGGTTGTAGGCGTACCCGTTTTTCTGAATCCTCTTGCGGATTCTAAACGCCACCCCCAGTCTCAGAAGGAGTCTTTGAAGTCCTTTCGCCAAAGCAAGCGAAATAGTACAGAAGGAAACTACAAGATTTCTTTTCCCTTCATCCCGGTAAGAAACGCAACCGTCACAATGGAAATACGTCGCCACGAACCGGGCCACCTGCTCGTCGGTCCCATTCCAAACGAACTGAGGAATCTTCTTGGTCCGGGAGGTCAAGCCTTCGATGCCAATATCCCTCGCCCACCTTCTGGGGCCACTCTCTCTGGACCCATAACCGCCATTATTCCCTTTCAACGAAATCCGGCACACGCCTCCGCGATTTTTAGTAATCTGGAAATCGAATCCGCAACGATTAATAACGGAACAAAGATCCTTAATGTAATCTGGATCTTTATTCGTTACGTTCATATTCCCAGAACTGACGGAACCATCTCCGATCAGATACCCCGCCAGAGCGAACTCGTCTATCGTCCGAGTTCCTTTAGCATCAATCCGAGGACGGTGCATGAGGGCCGCCCGCTGGCCGATTCTCAAATCCTCCGCATTCACCCACCCGTCGGCCGTAAGGATTGGGTGGTCGCCGGCCGCAACGATTCTACGCCCTAGGTTTGTAGTTACGGAATAAACAGGAAGATTTCCTTGCTTGTGGACTCCTGTGACTCGACAAGGTCTCCCAGATTTCCCAATTACTCGATCACCCACGCACACGGATTTTAGTTTCCTCCATGAACCATCCGCCATCATCACTTTCATTTCTTCCCATACGGGCTTGCTCGTGCCCGGGGGCACGTTGCACACCAAATCGGATTCTTTGGCCTCCCCCGCGAAGATCCGCTCGCAGATCCGCTGTGCCCGGTCCGCGAGGTACTTGAGGTGCCAGTTGAACACCGGCTTCTCGGGGATGATCGTGGACCAGAATTCCTTGATGAAATTCCAGAACGACTTCCTGCACAGTGCGGAGTTTACCTTGGTTTCGTCAATCAGCATTCTGACCTCCCGACAGACCGAGAATCTGTCGCTCTATGTCCTCGTACATTCTGCGGATTGTGTTCTCGACGAAACGATCCGATAACGACTGCATCTGATCCCGTCTCGCCAATTCCTCCGCAGTAAATTGAGGAATGCTGAAACGGAACTCGAACTCCGCTTTTTGGATATATTCAGTCGGCACCTTGTGGACCCTCCATCAAGTAGTATTCCCGCCAGTACCAGTCCTCGTAGGACTCTTCCAGGTACACGCGGAGTTTGTTCTCCCGAGTCTCCAGCATCTCCCAGTACGCATCACGCTCCTTCTTACTCGACATCGAACGCCTCCTCGTCTTGGATATCGGACTGTAGGACTTTGGCCGGGAGTTGCAACACGCGGGGATTTCCGCCCAACTGCTCCTCCTTCTTGCCCTTAACGGCCTCTTGGATCATTTCCAGAACCTTCACCGGGAGGTTCAACTGACTCAGGTCCACTTGGTGCCGGACGCTGCCCTCGTGGGAGATGGTGATCTTCGGGTCGTACCCGCGGTCCCGATTGAGGGTCTTGTTGGTGAACAGGATCGCGGGGCTGTCCCCGCCCGCCACCAGTCCCATCAGAGCGCCCTCGCAGAAGTCCTTCTTCATCTCGTGGATGCTGTCCATGAGTTGCAGGAACTCAGGGTCGCCCTGCTTCCACTTGACCACGGTGTGGGGACTGATGCCGACGAACCGACAGGCTTCGAGATTCCGGAAGCCACAGTGGACCAGGGCGTGGACGTAGAGCGTCTGCCTGGCCCTCTTCCCCTGCCCCTCGGTAATCATGTCCGCCCGCTTCTCGGGGTTGGGTTCCTCGTTGACCGCAGACAGTTGTGCCCACACGTCCCGCAGGTCGGGCGGGAGGCGTTCGAGTACCTGGTCCACGAACGTGGTGGAAGTACCCTTCCGGGCCATACTTTGTCCCCGCTCGATGGCGTAGTCAACCGCCTCGTCGGACATACGCCAGTCCTTGAGCGTGGATAGCTCGACTCCCAAGGCGTGGGCGACCTGTTGGAGCTTCAGACCGTCCCGGCACAACTCGTAGATTCGGATGTAGTTTTCGTGCCGCCACTTCTTCTTCCGGGCCATGCGTGCGAGTGACATTGGATGTTCTCTGGGTGTGGGGGCGAGTCGGGAGAGTATAGCGTCGGCCGGAGAGATTGTCAAATGGGGGCTGGTCTAACGCATGTTAGCCCTGGTCAGACCGACGCGAAAATCGAGCTGGTTTTTGGGTGAAATGGTGTTGACGCCGAAGATACTCGCATGCGATGATATGCGATTGGTAGGGTATAACGCGATTGACGGCCGAACCGCGAGCCGTCGTAGACACCTCGCCCCGTTCATTGACAACTCGACAGGCGACGACAGACGGCCGTGATTCGGCCGGTTGCGACCTACGGCATTCGTTCGGCAAGCCTAGCGGCATGAACGGTGTCAGTGGCAAACCCTTCTGTGGTGCGCGTCGGCAAGCCTAGCGGCATGACGGCACCGAACAGATTGAAACCGGAAGTAGCGGCGAAGTGAGTAATCGGTCCACAAGGCACGCCCAGACGGGCAGGGTGGTCCGGCCAAGTCCGCAAATCATAATGCGGTCCACGAGAATGCGAAAGTCGTCGCCGACAGTTCCACCCGACCCCAGAGGCGGGGCAGCAGCGAATCCAGTCAACACGAGATCCACAAGCACTCGACAGGCTTCCCGAGAGGGCGGTCGAGACGGATCGGTTGTGCGGCCAGAGTCCAACAGCGACGGGCCGAACGAGGTTCGACATGATCCCGAGAACGACGAAGGGGGCCGGCGAAAGGTGATCTTCCATGACGGGTTAGATTTAGTCCCTAGAAGACACGTCACGCTTCGACAACGTGATAGCCGAGGGAAACGGGGCAAAACGGAACTTACAGAACCGCAGTCGGTGCGGCGGACCCTACGGGGGCCGAGGGGTTCGACTCCCCTGCTTCTGTATTCGGGGGCTGACTTCCAGCCCCCGGTTTTAATTAGGAGTCTACCATGAAGAACGACATCCGAGTCGCCCTGACGAGCCTGCTAAACGAGTTCGGCGCTTCCGAGTGCGTCGGCGAGTTGGGACTGATGATTGCGGAATTGAAAGAAACGCTTCCGGCAACGCCGCACGTCGATGCCGAGAAGGGGCGACAATTGGAAACACGTCGTCTGGCGAAACTGGCCGAGGCGGTGATGGCGGCCCGAGAAGAGTATGCGGACTCGTGCGACAACGGTCGCTGATCCACCTACAACCCCTAACTTTGGAGTCTGACATGACCACTATCTGCTACGACCAGCACCAGGCGTGGAAGAATGCCGGCCTCATGGACTACGGCGACTTCGCGGACTGTGTGGAGTACGTCAACCAGTCCGAGTACGGCGACGGACAGTTGGAGGGCGAGTGGTACTGGATCGACTACGAGAACTTCGTGATCTACCACGGGTCGTTCGGGAACTACAACTCGCCCGGTGCGGACGCCTTCACCAAGGCGGACGTGTACGACCAAGAGTCCGGCAGCGACGGCACGGACTTCATAACCGCCGCCGCCGAGTGGGAGGGCAAGCCGGAGTACGGATCTACGGAACCGGCCGACGTGGAGCCGGCCGAAACGGTGTGCGAGGGGTGCAAGTCCACCGACAACCACGTCGAGCGCATCCAAGACGACAACGACCAGTGGTGGGAGTGCATCGTGTGCGACCACTGCAAGCGGACCCTGACCCAGAAGGAAATCACCTGGACCCCGTGAAGGAGGATTCATGGCGAGTAGGAAGTGCCGGGCGTGCGGGGAGATCATCCCCGCCGCCCGGGTGAGGGCGATCCCGAGTGCCGACACCTGCGTCCGGCACAGCGACGCCGAGAAGATCGAGGGTCTGATGGAGTTCGGACACAAGACCGCACCGGAGCTTGTGATCCTGCCCAAAGACTCCGAGAAGAAGCGGATGGCACGCCGGAACGCCCGGCGTGCCCGCTGAGTGTTCCTAACCACCACGAGGAATACCAATGACCATGCGACAAGTGATCGAATCCGCCATCAAGACTCTCCAA